AGTTGAAAGGGAAAGAAGACATATACAAAGTGAAGCAAAAGAGCAAGGAGAAATTAGTTTGTTAAGTGATAGACAAGTTGAACAATGGAGAAAAGAACAAGAAAAAGAATATTCTGAAAATTATAGTAGGAGGAATAAATAAGGGATAAAAGAAAAGATGAAAAAATAGTTAAAAAAAGAATTAGGCAAAAAAATGAAACAGTTGAAAATAAAAAAGAAGAAATGGCATTAAAACAACAAAAACTTGATAATGCAAAAATAAAATTGGTGGAGCAAGAATATCAAAGTAATTTGAAAGAAAAATTAGAAGATGAATTATACAATTTAATTAATAAACTAAAACATATTGACGACTCTTTATCAACAATAGAATTACGAAATTTATTAAGTAGAAAAACAGTTATTGGAGTTCCACCTAAATATAGTAATACAGAATTAGGAATTTTGTTTGATTATTATAAACAATTTATCGAACAAATTAATAAGGTCCAAACATATTTACCTACAAAAAAGAACTTCTGTAGTTTTGCTGGAATAAGTAGTAAGACATATGACCATTATATGCAATCAGATGATGCAGAAAGAAGAGAAATAATGCAAATGATAGATGATTATATAACAGATATAACATTAACATCAGCACAAAATGGAGAAATAAAAGAAATAACAACAATATTTAGAAGTAAAGCAGAACATGGAATGGTTGAGGCATCAGCACCAGTTATTATTGAACACAAAAGCGAAACTAATATGGATACTATATTAAAACAAATTCAAGCAGTAAATCAAGGGAAAAGCCTAAAAACAATTGAATTACATCAAGATAGCAATGGAATTTACAGGGAAGGAGATACAAATGAAAATTGATATTTTTCCACAAGGTAAAGAAAACAGAAAAACAAGACAGCAACTAATGTATAAGGCAAAAATATTTAATGAGACACAATTTAAAAAAGAATTAGCAGAATTGAAAAAAGAAAACATAATCATTTTTGAAAATGATGGTTATTATATACCAAATAAAAGACAAGAATTAGAAATTTTTATAGATAAAATAGGAAAACAAAATAAAGAAATTACAAAAGTTTTAAATCTAGCAAATCAAATGCTAGAAGAAATGGGGGATAAATAATGAAAAAGAATTTTAAAAGAATAATATCAAGTTTATTAGTAGTTTTTATAGGAATATGTTTAATATTACCAATTAATGCTTATGGAAGAGCACATACATCAGTGCATAGTTCAACACATGTTACAACACATAGTACAACAGTACATTCATCAACACCACATTCAAGTACAAGTTCATCTTCTAGTGTTAAAGCAAGTACACCAAAGAGTAGTACAAAATCAAGTACAAGTTCATCAACAACAAAAAGTACAACAAGTTCTAGTACAGGGAAAACTTATACAATAACCAAAAGCGATACAGGTAGAACAACAGTAACACACGAAACTGTAAAACCAAAAGAAAGTACAACTATAGTAAATAATAATCCAACATATTATACAACATATTCAACAGAACCAAGCTATTCATTAAATAATAGTATATTTAATTATTATATGTTAAGTGAAATGTTTAAAGACAAGGACAAAGACAAAGATAAAATAAGTGAACAAGATATTGCAAAAGCATTAGAAGAAAAAGGTTATACAGAAGAAGAAACTAAACAAATATTGGATGAAGCAAAAACAGAAGAAAAAGAAAATAAACCTTTTTATGATGGTTGGAAATGGTACAACTGGTTATTATTTGTATTTTTAATATCACTTCCAATAATATTAGTAATAATTGTTATTATAGTAGAAGAATTTTAGGAGGTAATTAAGATGAAAAAATTAACAAAATTAAAAATTATATTTGATAGATTATTTAATAAAGTTGCAAAAGTAGATAACATTGAAAAAGTTGAAGAAGGATTAAGAAGGCAAAAAGAGGCGTTAAAGAAACTTAACGATAGTTATTATAACGCAAAAGGTTCATTAGATACATATAAAGAAGAATTAAAGAAAAATGAAAGTAATTTTAAAAGACTAGACAAATGTTTTTCTATATGCAAAGAAAAAAATGACAAAAAAGGAGCAAAGCAAGTATATGATGAAACAATAACAACTAAACAAAGAATATCAGTATTAAACGAACAAATTTCTAAACAACAATTAATAGTAGATAGATTTGCAGAAGCAAAAGAAAAATATGAAACAGCAATAAGAAATTTACAAAATAATTTAGAAACAATGAAATCAAAAGATAGATTTAGTAAAGCAGTAAAAGAATATAATGCAAACTTTGGAGAATTTGAAGAATTTAATATTGATGACATTCAAAGGGATATTGATAATGAATTTAATGCCAACAACATTAGACTAGAAGAACAAACAGATACATTAAATTTAGATGAAATTGAAAATGAAAGTAATTTTGAAGAAATGTGGGGTAAAAAATAATGGAAGAATATAAATACAAAGAAGAATACGAAGATATGATAAAAGAATACAATAATTTTAAAAAAATATATGAAATTTTGAAACTTACAGCAAAAGAAATACAAAATGAAATGAATATAGATGATGTAATATCATACTTCTGTATTATAACAAATGAAGAAAAAACATATATAACATTTTATAAAGAAGATGGAACACAATTAGTTCAAGTAGAAACTGAAAAAGAAAATATTAATTTCTTTGAATTATTTGATAGTGAATTAATAAAAGAAGTTGATGTAGAAAGACCAGAGAATGATGGTTATACATATAGAGGATTTATATTTAATTATAATGAAGAACCATATTTTATAAAACAAATATTATTTGATGAAATTAAATTCGAAAATACTGATTTAATAAAAGAGATAAAAGATGAAATAGAATATTATAAAGACAAAATTATCACAAAAAATAATGAAGTTTTTGATTATACAGAAACAAATAATATATTAAATCAATATAAATTTGAGGAGGACTAATAAATGGAAGAATATCATAAAATACAAACAATATATAAAAGAGATGAAAAAACAAAAAAATTACAAGAAGGAGAATTTACTGATAAAACAATAGAATTTTTAAAAGATAATTTATGGCAATTTACTGAAAAAATAGATGGAACTAATATTAGAGTATGTTGGGATGGACACAAAGTGAAATTTTATGGAAGGACAGATGATGGACAACTCCCATCAATACTAACTAATAGATTAATAGAAATATTTGCAGGAGAAAAAAACGAGCAATTATTTGAGCAAAAATTTGGTGATATGCCTGTAATGTTATGTGGCGAAGGTTATGGAAAAGGAATACAAAAAGGTGGATTATATAAGGATACACAAGATTTTATATTATTTGATGTGAAAATTGCAGGAAATTGGCAACCTAGAGAAAGTGTAGAGAACATTGCGGAATATTTTGGAATAGATACTGCACCAATTATATTAGAAGGAACTTTACAAGAAGCGGTTGATTATGTAAAAACAAATCCTAATTCAAAAATTGGAACAGCTAAAAGTGAAGGATTAGTTGGAAGACCAAAAGTAGAAATGCTTGATAGAAGCGGTAATAGAATTATTGTAAAAATAAAAGTAAACGATTTTAAATAAAAAAGGGAGATACAAAATAATGAAAGATTTAAAAATATTTACAAGCAATATAGAAGATGAGGCGGTAAGTCAATTAGACTTACTGCTAAAACAAGAAACTTTTAAAGACTGTAAAATAAGAATAATGCCAGATGTTCATGCTGGAAAAGGATGCGTAATAGGATTTACAGCAGATTTAGGAGACAAAGTGATACCTAATATTGTTGGAGTAGATATTGGTTGTGGAATGTTATGTGTAGAATTAGGAAAAATTGATTTAGATTTAGAAAAACTAGATAGAGTTATAAATGAATATATACCAGCAGGAAGAAATGTTTATGAACAAGCAAAATATAGATTTTTAGAATTAGAACAATTAAATTGTTATCGTGAATTGAAGGATACTAAAAGGATACAAAAAAGCATAGGAACTTTGGGAGGTGGAAATCACTTTATAGAAATAGATGTAGATGATGAAACCAATAAATATTTAGTAATTCATACAGGTTCAAGAAATCTGGGAAAACAAGTAGCAGAGTATTATCAAGATTTAGCAATAGAGTTGTGTTCTGGCAAAGAAGAAATGTTTAAGAAAAAAGAAAAAATAATAAAAGAATATAAAGAACAAGGAAGAAAATCAGAAATACAACAGGCATTAAAAAAACTGGAGAAGCAATATAAAGATAATAAGCCTAATTTGCCTAAAGAACTATGTTATTTAGAAGGAAAATATAGAGAAGATTATTTACACGATATGAAAATATGTCAAGAATATGCTAGAGATAATCGTTTATGCATAGCAAAAGAAATATTATGTAATTATTTTGAATTACCATATTATCAAGGTTGTAAGAGTGTAAGACTAAGACCCCTACCTACAGCTAATGCTTGGTATACACAAGATATAGTAGAAAAAGATTTTTATTATTTTGAAACTATACACAATTATATATCTTTTGAAGATAACATAGTTAGAAAAGGAGCTATAAGAGCCGATAAAGGTGAAAGAGTATTAATACCAATGAATATGAGGGATGGTTCAATAATAGCAATTGGCAAAGGTAACAAAGATTGGAATAATTCAGCACCACATGGGGCAGGCAGAATAATGTCAAGAGCAAAAGCAAAAGAAACTTTTAGACTTGAAGAATTTAAAGAAAGCATGAAAGATATATATACAACATCAGTTGTAGAAGAAACAATAGATGAAGCACCATTTGTATATAAACCTATGCAAGAAATAATAAATAATATTCAAGATACTGTAGAAATACAAAAAATAATAAAACCAATGTATAATTTTAAGGCAAAAAATTAAAGAAAGAATATTGGGGGGAATAGTGATGACGCATGATATGACATTTTGTGTGAGCATAAATTGCCCATACAGATTCAGTTGTAAAAGAAATGTAATAAATAATGAATTTGATAAAGATGAATTAGTATCACAATGTAACTTTGAACATACAGATACAAAATGTGATTATTTTATAAAGAAATAGGAGGAACAAAAGATGGATTTAGATGATGAAGAATTAAAAGCGACAAGAATGATGAACGGTGCAGATAGAAAAGGGAGAGTTAATAAAATGGAACAAGATATAAAAGATATTGAATTATTTATAGATTTTTGTAGAGCACCATATAATTTTGAACATGAATCAGAAGAAAAAAGTTATAAAGAATTATCGTATAAAATAGAACATCTAATAAAAGCATATAAAGAGCTAGAAGAAGAAAGACAAATAGTAGGAATGTCAGTAAGAAACAAAAGAGATGGGAGAATAGGAATAGTATTACATCAATGGAAAAGTGGAAGTGTTGCAGTATTAGAAAGTATAAATCCACGAGTAATAAATACTCATGATAGTTGGAATACATTAGAAATAGTAACAGATGAAGTAAAACAAACTCAAACAAAATGTGAAACCATTCCAGTTTCTTTAGTAGAAGAAAAGATAGAAGATTTTAGAGATAAAACAGTATGGGGTTACAACGACTGGAAATATGATGAAAATGTATATAAGGCAGAGCTTAATATAATAGATAAATTAGAGGAAGAATTATTAGAAAAGAGGAAATAGAAATGAATGGAAATGATAATGGATTTATAGAAAATAGAGAAAAAGAAAAACAAAGGCAAAAGAACATAAAAGAATATCAAAGAAAATTTTTAAATAAAAAAATGAAAAGAGAAAATAGAAATGGAAAAATATAATATAAAAGGTAAAAAAATTAAATTGCATAATATATTATTTGCAACAACAAGTGAAAGAGATTATGAAATGATAAGATTATTATTACTAGAGAATATGCCAGATACAGAATATGGTGAATATGTTTTAGCAGAAGGAGGACATTGTAGTTGTTATGATTTTGATGAAACAGAATGGGATTGTGTAAAAATAACAGATGATGAATTAAATAAAATTTTAGAACAAAATAATTGGGGTTTAAGAAATAGACTAAAAGAATTTTTAAAAAACTATTAGAAAAGAGGAAATAGAAATGTCATATAAATATCTGTACGAAAAAGATTACAAAGATAAATCAAATATAACTAGAAAATTATTTAATACATCAGATGAGTTATTTAATTATCTTCTTAAAGAAGGAGAAACAAATTTTAATGCAGGATTTCATAGTGCTGAAATAAGATTAAATAGAATTGAGGTGAAGGACTAAACAATGAATGAAGAAGAAAAAGATAGTATAGAAATATTAAAAAATACAGATTTAGATATAAACACAATATATTCAATAGATTTACATACATACAATTATGCAGTTAAAACGGTCTTAAATCTATTAGAAAAGAAAGACAAACAACTAGAACAATATCAAAACATGTTAGCAACAAATGATATGTTACATGTACTAGAGTGTGAAAAGAAAGATAAGATGATAGATGAAATGGCAATAGCGATAGGCAATGAACCATTACCAACAGAAGAATATTGTATTTTTAGAAATTTTGATTGCCCAGCTGTTGGTGGAAACAGAGATTGTAAAGAATGTGTAAAACAATATTTTGAAAATAAAGTCACCGACACAAATGTCGGAGAGAGGAAAGTAGAAAATGGAAGATGAATATGAAGTTAGTGAATACTACAGAACTAAAAACGGAGAAATTTTTAAAATTATAGATTTAGATGATTATAGTTTTTTACTTGATAAATTCTATCATCAAATAGTAAAGCATAGCAAAAACATCATTGATTTAGTAGAAGTAGGCGACTATGTAAATGGAAGAGAAATAAAACATATTGCTATGTTTGAAGGTTTTCCAGATTATCCAAAATTAATTCTTACAGATAAAAAATATTTAATACCAGGAGAAACAATAGAGAATAAAGACATAAAAACTATTGTAACCCATGAGCAAATGCAAAGCATTGAATATAAAGTAGAGGAGGAAAAGTAGTATGGAAGAAAATAATAAACTACAGCTAGAAGTTTATATGCCAAATAATATAGAATTTAAAAGACTTGACGAAAGTGGATTGCCACAACTATGGAAATTGATTTTTATACCATTGAAACCCATAATTTTTGGGGATGAAAAATCCAAAAAGCTTTTAAATATTATGCGAGGTACAAAACTAAAAATATCAATAGAGAAAATGGAGGACAAGTAGATATGTTAAAAATAAGAGATGATGTAGATTTAAAAGAACTAGCAAAAAAATATAATATGGTTTATTGTGAGGATTATCGAACGCCTTATGAAGATGACAATTACGGTAAAATTATACAATTGCCAGATGAAGCAATATACATAAATTGGAGAGACGATGTTGACTATATGAAAAAAGGACAAATTTATTTGAACTTTGATTATAAGACAACAGATAAAGCATATGAGTTGTTATATGATTTAATCAAAGCAGACTTAGTAGTAAAGGAGTAAATAAGATATGAGCAGATTAATAGATAAAATTGATTATAACACACAAGTTAAAATAGGGAATATGTGGTATATAGCAAAACCAGTTGGAAAAGATAGTTTAAAATTTAGAATTAAAAGTGCAATAGAAGTATTAAAAGGAAAAGCAATAGCATTTCACTATAAGGAAGATGAGAGGAGTAAATAAAATATGAAAATAAAAGATTTAAAAATAACAAGCAAGATGGCTGATAAACATAAAAAGACAATGAATGCTTTATATATTATTACTTACATATTATTATTTCCATTTGTAATATTAGATTATTTGTCAGATTTTTTAGAATGGCTATGCAATAAAATGTCATGGTTTAGAACTGATATTGTATATACAACATTTAAAATTATATACAAGAAGGAAATTATATTAGATATGCAAAAAAGAGGTGTTTTAAGTGAAAGAAAATAGTATAAGTTATAAAACAGCAAAACAAGAAACTGAAAGATTAATATGTGAAATAGAAGAAATAA